AACAAAGAATGATGCTGGCGAGTCGATTCCGGTTCTTCTTCCCCCGGAAACCGTTATTCAACTTCAGGCGCGCTTCAATGTGACTGACGTAGCCACCGTTCTTGATTTGTCAACCAAAACTGGTGAAATCGAATTGACGGGCGATGCGGGCAATTTTGTAGTCACTATGTCGAGTGATCAGACTAGCAATCTGAAGTGGCGCAGACCTCGTGCGCGCTACCAGTGCGAAGTACACCTCCCTGATGGTGAGGACATTCGTGTTCTCGAAGGCATTCTATCGCTCGACCCGGAAGTGGTTCGATGAGTCTTGAAGCAACTGTGATTGTCGAGTCGCCAAGGGAAATCGCTGTGATCGTCGAACCACCAAGGGAAATCACAGTGATTGTCGAATCACTAAGGGAAAACCCTGTGCTCGTCGAATCACAAAGGGAAATTACTGTGGTTGTCGAGTCGCCAAGGGAACTCGTTGTCGAGGTATCGCCTGTTGGCGCCCGCGGTCTTAAGGGCGATCAAGGTCTTATCGGTCAGACGGGACTCCAAGGGGTCCAAGGGCCCAAAGGTTCAGACGGAACGAGTGTGGTGTACCCTCAGGGTTCAGGCATAAAACGGTACTACGGAGAGGGCCCCCCAGGAACGATCATCGGCTCCAGTCCGGGCGATGAGTACCTCGATACCGCCACTGGTAATTTATACATTCTTCAGTAAGGAGCCACAATGGGTTGGGCAGTAGCAGCAAACATTAAAGGACCGACAGGATCGACCGGACCAACCGGATCGACCGGGCCTACAGGTGCTGCAGGTGCGGTTGGGCCCGCAGGCCTAACGTGGCGTGGGGCGTGGAACACCACTAACACCTATGCCATCAACGACAGTGTTGTTTGGGGCGGGTCTTCGTACTACGCAACGGTTGCGAAGGCGGCTGGTCTCGCCCCGCCAACCGGCACCTCAGCTGACCCCGGAGCTGATGATACGGCGGTAAATTCCGGATGGGCGCTGCTGGCCATCCAGGGGGCCACGGGACTCACGGGCCCTACGGGAGCACAAGGAGCGACCGGAGCAGCGGGAGCAACAGGCGCAACCGGACCGCAGGGAATCCAGGGTACGCAGGGTCCTACAGGCAACACCGGTGCAGCTGGCGCTACTGGCCCGCAGGGTGCAGCTGGCGCAACGGGAGCTACCGGCCCTACGGGAACGACGGGAGTACGCGGTAGCCAGTGGTTCGTAGGATCTGGAGCGCCTGGTACGATTTCTGGCGCTTTGCCTGGTGACAAATACCTGGATTCTGTGACCGGCGACGTATTCTCCCTGACTTAGACTATGCCCTGGAGCAATACAGCAAACATCAAAGGTGCTACGGGTGCTGCTGGACCGACAGGCACTCAAGGTATTCAAGGCGCAACGGGTCCCACCGGGGCAGTTGGTCCGGCAGGACTTACGTGGCGGGCAACATGGGCGGCAGCATCTGCCTATGCAGTAAACGATGCAGTCAACTATCTGGGGTCTAGTTATCGACGAAAAGTAGCGGGTACGACGGCTACGGCTCCGGGGTCAGACAGCCCCAACTGGGAAGTTATTTCGCTAAAGGGTGATACGGGAGCTACGGGAGCAACGGGCCCGAACCACCCGCTTGTTAGTTCGTTACCTGCTTCTCCGGCGAACGGGCAGGAGGTCTACTTCCAGACGGCTGCGATGCAAACTGCTGGCGTGATGTGGCACCTGCGTTATCGCAGCTTGAACGTAGATGGGACCGCTAATACGAGCGCCTACAAATGGGAGTATGTGGGTGGGGCGCCGCTGGTGGGTCGCCCTGGAGCAGTCTATAATACTAGCTCGATCACTTACGTAGACGTAGGGGCCACCGTGACAGTGCCCTTGGCTGGTGACTACCAGGCTCGTCAGAGTGGTCGTGGTGGTACGCAGGCGATGGGACAAAGGATGTATACGCGAGTGGCGGCTTCTAACGGGGCGGTCGCTAACAACCCTGAGCTGGTTCTGATTGGCTCAACAAATACGAGTAACGATGCGACCGATAAGAACTTGGCCAGTGATTACGAGATCACCGGCATAGCTGCGGGCGGGACGCTCCGCTTCCAGGCGAGGGTTGACAGCGGCAGTATCTATGTGGTGCACCCCGCCCTTATTGTTTTGCCAATGAGAGTCGGATAAGCAGAGCCTATCTAAAGCACGAACAAGGAGGCAGTCGAATGATCCCACATCTTCGCGGCGCAGTGGTAGTAGATGTACCAAGATCGGAGGTTGCAGAGTCAATCGAAGCGCTCGAGCCGATTGCCCTCTACCGCAAGGATGGCAGCTCTTTGGCTAACGTAACGTCTGGTCCCGCTGGTCCCGCTGGTCCCGTTGGTCCCGCCGGCACCGCAGGAGCAGCAGGCGCAACAGGTCCCGCCGGTCCAGCAGGCGCAGCCGGTAGTGGACCCCCGCCTCCCACATTTCATTTCGAAACGTTTGCAGATGTAGCACAGATGGAAATAACCGGTACTGGTTATGCTCTCTCAGGAGGACGCGCGGTCTCTGCTGTTGGAACCAGAGCACGACTTCTCGCTCTAGGCAAGTCGCTTGTGAACAGTCGAATCATTGCAAAAGGCGTGACCGATAGCGCGGGTACTGCCGACTTTCGAGTCGTAATGAAACAACTCGCAAATGGAGACTGTGTCTTTGCCCGACGGACTGCGATCAACCTTGAGATCTGGAAGGCGGTTGGTGGGGTCAATACGAATCTCGTTAACGTTACAACAACGGGTATGGTTGCATCCAAGGTCTACTATATGGTGTGCGACGTTACAGACGATACAGCTACACTTATGATGCCGTTTATCGATCCATTTACGAGTCTGCCGGGCCCAGACCCGAAAGTTCCTACTGCTTCGGTAAGTCTTGCTGCTAGTGGCTTTGGTGCTGGGGTAAGTGGTAAGATCGGGATCGAGTTTGACACAAATGCGGTTTCGACCTGGGGCATCGACGAATACACGGCCTACAATCTCGCCGCATAATGAAATGTGGATAGCGTAAACAACCAACGAAACGGAGGGAACTAGATGGCAACGTCTTCTAAGGCGCTTATTCTGCCTGCAGACGGCTCAAAAGTCGCTCTTACAGGTTCGGCGTCCGGCGCGGTTGGCTCCTCGCTTGCGGTCGTCAACGCCGGAACCGGTTTGATCGAAGTCGGCGGCGATAATCTCGACGATACTAACGGGTTTCCTCTGGCGGCGGGATCGTCACTCGCTGTCGACCTTTCGGAAGATGAGAAGCTCTTTGCTCGGTCAGCCTCTGGAGCTGCGGGCAGTGTTCACGTTCTGAGGGCAGCCTGATGAGTATTCGACTGAGTGAAGTAGCTGTGGGTCCACCAGGTGCTCCCGGCGCAGCAGGTCCGGCAGGTGCAGCAGGTGCAGCAGGACTCAGCTGGAAGGGGCCTTATGAGTCAACTGCCGCTTATGCTGACCGCGACGCGGTCTCATATCTGGGATCGGCCTACGTCAACATCGGCACGAAGGCTGCAGGTGGTCCAGCGCCGGATGCAGTCTTACCTTCTGGAGTCATTCCGAGTCTTAGCAATGAGAATCACTCGCCGGGCTGGACGTTTCCGGCGGAGTACGACGTTGACGTGCGTGAATATCCGGTTGGCGTCAATGGCGGAACTACAATCGCAGCGGCAAGGTACTTCCGCATCGCGGGTACTGCAGGTACGGCATTAACCATCACCTGGACCGGTGGTCCGATTCAGCGTTGGGACTCAGCTGGTGCGATGATCGGTACACAACTAGCCACAACTGCTTCGCCGTTTGTTACGACGATTCCTGCGTCGGGACTGCTCTTCTTGGAGGTGGGAGCGAATGTTTCTAAGCTTCGGTTGACTGGAGCAGGAGTAACTCCTATCGTTGGCTATGGTAGCGGAGGTACTTGGCTGAAGCTCGCTACGAAAGGAGACGTTGGTACAGCTGGTGTCGCCGGTCCAGCTGGTGCGGCAGGTGCAGCAGGTGCAGCAGGCGCGACAGGACCGGCAGGACCGTCGGCGGCCGGAAGTCCGGATTGGAATCCTGCGATTGTCTACGCTGTGGATGCCGGCGTCACGCATCGCAAATCTCTGTTTGTTTCACGAAACGCGGTCGCGGCGAACGCGGCTCAGACGGGCAGCCTCATCGGTGCCCCAATCTCGGAGCAGCTCTATAGTGATCCGCTCTATGTCGAGCTCAAGAGCACGGATCCGGTTACAACGTCGGCCATTGCCGAGCTTGCTAGTAGGAAGATCAAGGTCTATAAGGTAGTTGTCGGTACGGCTGCGGCATTTCTCGGCGTACGTGTGGATGATGTTGACCGGGCATTCAAACCTCGAGTCGTGATCCTCGACGCAGCTGGTGCTTTGCTTGCTGCTGGCGGTGGTAACTCAGCGGGAGCCGGCGGCTTTGCCAGTTATCGGCCTGTGGGTGGCGTTCCGATAGGGACATACTATGTTGCGTTGACGTGGAGCGATGCCAGTACCGTGCCGACATATGGATCGTGTGCGCTTACGGTTACCGCAAGAGGGCAGACCGCGGCAGGTGTCGGCAACATAACAAACTTCCTTACGGCACCAGCGTGGGTAGGTAAGAGCCCGGATCTTGACTCAGCTAATTGGCGTCTTATCCTTGCTTCTCCAACACTCGAGAGGCAGCGGTTTATCGGTCTGGCACCAGATCCGGCCACGGACGAAGGCCCATTTGAGCATGTATTGACTCATGGCTCGGTGTGGAAGTTCCGTGGTCGCAATAACTCCGCGGGCAAATCGATGATAATCGAAGCGAACGTTCTGGTCCCCGAAGCGGCTATCAACGCCCAGGTTTTTTTGGATTTTCTCAATTATACTGCCGCGGGCGCGTGGCCAATTACTCCACAGGGCGCTGGCGCCGGCGGGGGCTTCAACGCCAACTCAAACTATAAGTTATGGGTTGGGTGCGGTGCGCTTATCGGAAACTACGTCTACGAGCTTGAGCCGGTGATGAAGGGGTTCGGTATCTAAACGAGAAAACGGTTTCGCCACTGACATCCCATGCGATCAAGAATGCTGAAAGCGCCTCAGAGTTCGCTTAACCATCTGCTGGCAGGAGCCAATGCCACCGCGTTGGGTAAGGGTATAGCAGGGAAGCCCGGGCTGCGGCTCAACAATTCCACCATTGGGTCGTTCAAGATCAAGGAGCTCACCGCCGTTTCTATTCCAACGGCACCGGATGCGTTCTAGTAGAAAAGATTGTAAAGGGCAGGCTTGAATAGGTATAGGCGAGAAAGGAGGTGGTGAAATGCTAGTAGAGCAGGAATTCGATACTCCCGGTGACGCCCTTGTTCACTATGGTAAAAAGGGTATGCGGTGGGGGCATCGCAGTGCAGTGAAGAGCGCTAGTACGGCGGTCAGTAACAAAACCCAGAGCGCCAAGCAAGGTGTACAGGGTGCCGCGTCTAGGACCGCGGGTGGTATCAGTAACAGCGCAAAAGGCGCCAAAGCAAAGACCACCGGGGCGGTCAACAATAAAGTCCAGGGGGCTAAAGCCGGCGCACAGGCGAGAGCTGATGCCAAGAAGCAGAAAATTGCTGACAAAGCGCAGAAGGTTGGTGAAAACCCAACTGTAAAGGGCGCTGGTCGTGAAGTAAAAGGCGTGGTGTGGGGCACACGTAAGGCCTACCTTGAGAAGACCCTAAAAGACGCCGAACGGGCGGGCAACATTGGTAAGGGTACTGCAGGTATTGATTCGAAAGTTATTGCTGCGAAAGATTTGATAGTTACCAAAAGGCAAGCACGGGTCGCCGAGAAAGTGTTTGCTAATCACGCAAAGCGAATGCAAGAAGGTAAGTTAAAAACGAGGGATGTTCTTCTCATGAGCGCTCGTCTTCGTAGGCGTGACCTTACCATCGGTATGGATCTCGCTGGTAAGAAGAATGACCGCGCCAAAAAGCGGGGGCGGGAGGTCAATTTCGACATTCCTAAAATTCAAAAGGCATAGTATGAAAGCTGAGCAAGAATTCGCTACGCCTGGAGACACTCTTGCCCACTTCGGTATCAGAGGTAGGTGCTAGGGTTCGACGCGATCAGCAGCTTCAACGATTCCAGTAGTCTATATTTTCATCAACCGCTTAAGAGGAGGTGATTCATGGCAACCGTAAAGGGTGCGCTTCAGCACGCCTGGGACGTCTTCACTTATCGCCCCGAGCTCGTCAAGCAGGCCCCCAACGCCGGTAGAGGTGGCGGGTATAGTAGCGGAAGCTTTGGCGGGGGACCTCCCGGGCGCTCTCGTTCAAACATCGGCGGCGAACGTACGATCATCTCCTCGATCTACACCCGAATTAGTATTGATGTCGCTACAATCAATATTAGGCATGTTCGACTTAATAAGTCTGGTCGTTACCAGTCTGATATGGTGTCAGAACTACAAGATCGAATGGGTGTTCAACCCAACAAAGACCAGGGGCCTGATCAGTTCTGGATTGACGTCATTCGAACTTTGTTTGATAAGGGCGTTGCAGTGATCGTCCCGATCGATACAAATACTAGCCCGTGGACCACGAATGCGATTGATATTCTCTCAATGCGGGTGGGTTATGTGGTCAATTGGTATCCGGATGAGGTTCGCGTTAACGTCTACAACGACCGATCGGGTAATCGTGAAGAGATTACGATGCCTAAGTCGTCGGTTGCGATCATTGAGAACCCACTGTACGATGTTATCAACGAGCCCAACTCGACACTTCAGCGTCTTATTCGGAAGCTTAGCCTTCTGGATGTTGTTGATGACGCGTCGGCGTCGGGCAAACTTGATCTAATTATTCAGCTTCCGTATACCGTTCGCTCGGAGACCAAGCGTCAACAGGCCGAGCAGCGCCGTAAGGATTTGGAATTTCAGCTAACAAACTCAAAGTATGGCATTGGTTACACGGACTCTACTGAGAAAATCACACAGCTTAACCGTCCTGTGGACAACCAGCTGATGAGTCAGATTGAGTTCCTCGTCAAACTTCTTTATTCTCAGCTAGGTCTCACACCCGAGATCATCGACGGTACGGCTGACGAGAAAACTATGCTTAACTACATGAACCGTACGCTCAAACCTTTACTTCGGTCGGTTACGCAGGCCATGACGCGATCGTTTCTAACTAAGACGGCCCGATCGCAGGGGCAAAGTATCTTGTTCTTCTCTGACCCCTTCGCCCTTGTTCCGCTGGCTAATATTGCGGAGATCGCTGACAAGTTCACGCGAAACGAAATTGCTTCGTCTAATGAGATTCGAGGCGTTATCGGTTGGGCCCCGTCGGATGATCCTAAGGCCGACGAGCTGCGAAACTCCAACATGCCTATTACTGACACCGATCCTGCTGCTGTAATTGACAGCACGGCTGAGGAAGAGGTACCATCTCCCGAGGACCTTATGAGTGGCGCGTTTGACGAAATTGAATCATCACTCGACGGAGCTATCTCAGATCTTGGTCTTGAGGACGATGAGGAAGAGGTGCCATCCCCCGAGGACCTTATGGGTGGCGCGTTTGATGAGATTGAATCATCACTTGACGAAGCCATCTCAGATCTCGGTCTTGAGGATGAGGAGGTTGATGATGTTGCATCTACCTGATGGCGAAGTGCTCATGCACGGTGAATCTGAGTATGATCCGGTTAAAGCTCGTGAATATTACCTTCGTACTCGTAAGCTCAAAGGTCGTAAAAAGGGCGTCGAAGAGCCGGTGGTCGGAAGAGGCACTTCGCTTTACCCGGAAAGCTCGTTCGGGAAGAAGGGGCGCACGAAGGGTAGCGGGTCGGTCACGGTTACCTCTAACGGTAAGGCCTACAAGCTTACTCCTAGGCAGCTTGCTGAACAGAAGGCCTATGCCGGTATGCGGGTGGCCAAAATCAAGACAAAGATTAACAAACTGGAATCTGCCCTTCGGGTGAAAATGGCCGAAGCGCGCAAGAAGGAGAAGGAGTCGAAGAAGCCGAAGTCGGCTGCTGAGAAACGCGAAGCGGCTAAGACGTCTGAAAAGTACCGGGATAAAAACCAGCAAAAGTTGAAGAATCAGGCCAAGAAGGACTCAGCGAAGAAGACGGACAGCAAGAAGCCTGATCTCGATACGGTTGAGGGTCTGAAGACCGCAATTACAGATGCGAAGCGTAATCTTTCAAAGGCTGTCGATCGACAGCGTGCGATGGCAACAGCATCGAAAGGGTGATAACACGCTGTGAATACGTTCGAAGAGTCGTTTACCAAACGTTGGGGGACGGTCGACCCGACTGTCATCGCCCATGAGAGGGAGAGGGCGCCGTACGATCCGGTTAAGGCCCGCGAGTACTACCTTAGGACTCGCAAACTTAAGGGTCGAAAGAAGAAGCAGAAGACTCCCGATGACGTTAAGAAAGAGTACCAGGGGAAGCTGACAAAGTTCCTGGGTACTCTTCCTATGGGGAAGAAGGGCGATCTGAAGAAGACCGCTCAGTTCGTCAACCGCATGCGGAAGATGTCCGACAAGGAGATGGTCGCAGAGGCGAAGCGCCTCACCAAGCCGAAGGCGGGTAGCAAGAACGTCTCCCAGGAAGCTATGGGGCAAATTAAGACCATCAATGCACTTCTTAAGAACCGGTCGCGAGTCAGGGCCGCGAAGGGCACGGGCCCGAAGAACCGAGTAACTCCAACGGTCTTTGAAGACGGCTCGGTGTCCAGAAAGCCGGTCGTGCCCACGAAGATCAGGCAGCAGGTCAAGCAGAAGACTGATCGAACCGGTTAAACCACCAACGTATGGAAGGAAGTGTCAAAATGGGAGCAATCTCCTCCCTGAAGGACCGCGGTGGCGACACCGGGAAGACCGTCGTCATCGACGGCAAGCAGTACAATGTCGGCGGTACGCTGGCGCATGCTGACGAGGACGGCACGTTGCGCAAGCCGGATTTCAGCGGTTGGGCGACCAAGGCGGGTATCGAGTGCTCGGACGGCCGTACCATCATGCCCAACGCGTTCAAGCACCAGGACAACGTGACGGTCCCGCTGGTTTGGTCTCACGGCCATAAGGAGCCCACGAACATCCTGGGTCACGCCATCCTCGAGAACCATGACGAGGGTGTTTATGCCTACGGGTACTTCAACGAGACCGCGCAGGGTGTCAACGCTAGGGCACTGGTAGCACACGGTGACATCACATATCTGTCCATCTTCGCCAACAAGCTGGCGGAGCGAAACAGGCAGGTTGCCCACGGTCAGATCCGCGAGGTTTCGCTGGTCATGGCTGGCGCCAATCCCGGCGCGCTGATCGATAACGTCACTCTGAAACACGCGGAGACGGGCGATCTAGTGGAGCTGGAGGACGAGGCCGTTATCCACACGGGTCTCGAGATCTACCACGAGTTTGGTGAGGAAGAGGACGACAACATTGTTCCCTTCGATATCACCGATCTCTCCGACGTTGAGCACGCTGAGGGTGACGAGACCGTCGAGGAAGACGAGGCAGCCGACGCGCCTGACGCAGACCCGGATGAGGACGATCGCACCATCCAGGAAATCTACAACGACATGACCAAAGAAGAGAAGGACGTCGTTCACTATCTGGTGGGCGAGGCCATGGAATCAAACGGGAGCGCGGCTCAGTCTGCCGACCTCGAGACCGAAACCACTATTTCCCACACGGACAAGGAGCCCATTAAGATGGCACGTAACGCGTTCGACGCCCAGCAGGGCGGCAGCACCCAGGAGCGCGATCCGCGCAAGCCGGAGCACGTGCTTTCGCATGACGCCCTGAACGAGATCCAGGCCGACGCCGCCCGTATGGGTTCCGCCCGTCGTGCATTTGAGGCGTACGCGCTTCAGCACGGCATCGAGAACATCGGCGTCTTCTTCCCCGACGCCCAGATGGTTGGCGACGTGAGCGTCGACGGCCGTCGCACCGAGTGGGTCACCACCGTCCTCTCGGGAGTCAAGAAGCTCCCGTTCGCGCGAATCAAATCCATCGTGGCTGATCTTACGCACGAGCAGGCGCGAGCGAAGGGCTACATCAAGGGCACGTTCAAGCGTGAGGAGTGGTTCGGCCTCGCCAAGCGTGTCACCACGCCGGCCACAATCTACAAGAAGCAGCAGCTGGACCGTGACGACATCATCGACATCACGGACCTCGACGTCGTCGCGTGGCTCAAGGTCGAGATGCGCAACATGGTCGACGAGGAGGTCGCTCGCGCCATCCTGATCGGCGACGGTCGCGCGGTAGATGACCCGGAGAAGATCAAGGACCCGTCTGCGGCTAACGAGGGTGCGGGCATCCGCTCGATCCTCAATGACCACGAGCTGTACGCTCCGATGGTCAACATCGCGGTCGACGAGGCGAACGGGTTGTGGCCGGTCAGGGTCATCGATGAGATCCTGGAGAACATGCGGCACTACAAGGGCTCGGGTAACCCGACGTTCTTCACGACGCAGGCCGTACTCTCCAAGATGCTCCTCGTCCGTGACTCGGACGGTAAGCGTCTGTACCGCACGCCGGCAGACGTTGCGGCGGAGATTGGGTGCAAGGACGTCGTTCCGGTTGAGTCGATGGAAGACGAGCCGAACGTGCTCGGCGTCATCGTGAACCTCGTCGATTACTCGACGGGTACGGACAAGGGTGGCGACCTGACGCTGTTCGACGATTTCGATATCGACTACAACCAGTACAAGTACCTGCTGGAGACCCGTATGTCGGGCGCTCTGACCAAGGTACGTTCCGCACTGAAGATCCGTCGCGTTGCGGCGGCAAGCATCCTTGCTGTTCCGGAGCGTCCGACGTTCGTCGCGGCCACGGGTGTCCTGACGCCGAAGACGACGACCGGTATCACGTACAAGCGTGCCGATACCAACGAGACGGTGACCACTGCCGCGCCGATCACGCTGACCGCAGGCCAGACGCTGAAGATCTACTCCGTGGCCAACACGGGATACTTCTTCGAGACGGATCAGGACGACGAGTTCGCGTTCACGCGTCCCGCCGCCTAGTCTAACCCTAAGGAGGCAGCAATGGCGAAGTTCCATGGTCGGATGGGGTACAGTGCAGCACAGACTGAGACCTCACCCGGCGTGTGGGAGGATACCGTCGTTGAGCGTATCTATTCCGGAGATGTGGTTCGGAATAGCAGGGGGTTCCGTGAGGGCCAAAACCTGAACAACGATCTCACCGTTGGTAACTCGATTTCCATCGTAGCCGATGCTTATGCTAATGAGCACTTCTTCGCCATTCGGTACGTTAAATGGGCGGGGGTACTGTGGACGGTAGTTGACGTCGAAGTGCAGCGCCCCCGTCTTGTTCTTCGTCTTGGGGAGGTGTACCATGCGCCCCAGGGTGGAACTCCATCAGTTGCTTAAAGCGCTGACGGATAACGTGTATTTTCAGCCTCCTTCCAATGTTAAAATGACGTTCCCTTGTATCATCTACAAGAGGGCATCTGACGACACGCAATGGGCTGACAATCGGCGATTTTCGCATAAAATTCGCTATGAGGTGACGGTCATTGACCCTAAACCGGATGGGATTCTGTGGGAAAAGGTGATGGAGTTTCCTCTGTGTAAGTTTGAGCGCCATTTTACCGCGGATAATCTAAACCACGACGTCTTTAACCTCTTCTTCTAGAAACGGAGTTTTGCATGACTAAGCTGACCTGGGACGATGTGGGTAAGCGCCAGTACGAGACCGGCGTGGACCGCGGAGTCCTCTACGTTACCGACAACGCCGGTGCCTATGGTAAAGGTGTTCCGTGGAACGGTTTGACCACCGTTACGGAGTCGCCGTCTGGCGCTGAGTCCAACCCACAATACGCAGACAACATCAAGTACCTCGACCTGACCTCCGCTGAGGAGTTCGGTGCCACGGTCGAGGCGTTCACCTATCCGCCGGAGTTCGCGGTGTGTGATGGTTCGGCCGAGATGGCTGCCGGTGTCATCATCGGCCAGCAGTCTCGTAGGCTGTTCGGTCTCTCCTACCGTACCAAGCTGGGTAACGATATCCAGGGTGACGACTACGGCTCCAAGATCCATCTTGTCTACGGCGGCAAGGCGGCTCCGTCGGAGAAGGCTTACTCGACAATCAACGACTCACCCGAGGCGCTGACGTTCTCGTGGGAGCTTACAACCTCTCCGGTGGGTGTTACGGGGTTCAAGCCGACGGCGCTTCTGACGGTCGACTCGACGCTGGTGACTGCGGACGCGCTTACAAATCTGGAGAATCTCCTCTACGGTACCCCTAGCACGAATGCGTCGCTTCCCCTCCCGGCGGCCGTCATGGAGTTGTTCACGGGCGGTCCCAAGACGACGGTCAACATGGCGACTTACGCCAACCAGCCGTCGTTCAACGACACCACAAAGGTCATCACGCTGCCGGCTGTCACTGGTGTTCAGTGGACGGTGGACGGGGTCAACAAGGCAGCGGGTGCGCAGCCTGCGCTCACCACTGGTCAGACCAAGGTGGTCAAGTCAACGCCGCAGAGTGGCTACGTCCTCTCGGGCGACGATACCTGGGTGTACACGTTCTAGCAGAAGTGGGCGGGGGATTCGCTTTAGAGCGTTGCGAATCTTAAATGACCGCGCCTTGGTATGGTGCCCCGCTTTGAGTTTTGACAGTCAAAGGAGACTAGGATGCTTACAATCACAGTTCCAGGAGAGTCGATGTTTGATGAGGCCACCATGGAGTTCGGCACTCGAGGAGACACCGTTCTGGAGCTAGAGCATTCCTTAGTCTCCCTGTCAAAATGGGAGTCAAAATTCGAAAAACCTTTTCTTGAGAGTACCAATAAGTCGTCTGAAGAACTTTTTAGCTACATTGAATTGATGATTGTTACCCCCAATATTACTCCGGACGTTCTCAACAGACTGTCTAACGAGAACGTTGAGGAGATCAATACCTATCTTAATGCCAAGATGACGGCAACCTGGTTCTCGGACGACGGGCGTTCGAAGAACACAAGTGAGATCATTACTGCTGAGCTCATCTATTACTGGATGATCGGGTTTAAGATTAATTGGGAAGCTCAACATTGGCATCTTAATCGTCTCTTTACCCTAATTCGTATCTGTAGTGCAAAACAAGAAAAGTCTAAGAGGATGTCCCGCTCCGACATTGCGGCTCGCAATCGTAAGATTAACAACGAGCGCAAAGAGCGTCTTGGTACTCGAGGATAGAAAGGAGGAGCCGTGATCCGAGTTACGGTTTCGGGCTCCTTCAAGAACGTTGAAAACTTTACTCAACGTATGAAGCGGCGTGAGCAGTTTAGAGCATTGGCGCGATTTGGACCGATAGGGGTGGCAGCTCTGGCTGCAGCTACTCCGGTAGATAGTTCGAAGACCGCTCAGAGCTGGTACTACGAGATCGTTGATAAACCCGGTAAGTATTCCATCCATTGGCTGAACAGTAACATGCAGAACATGATTCCGATTGCGGCTATTATCCAGTATGGTCATGCTACCCGAAACGGCGGCTATGTAGAGGGCGTTGACTACGTTAACCCGGCGATGCGTCCTATATTCTCTCAAATCGTAGAAGGCATGTGGAAGGTGGTGATCAGCTAGAATGGCAAGCGTTGACGAACGAATCGTATCGATTAGCTTTGATAATACAAAGTTCGAAGCAAACATTGCAAAGACCATCGCGTCTTTGCTCAAGCTCAACGAGGCCCTCAAGTTGGTTGGCGCCGTTAACGGCCTTAAATCTATCGAGGCCGCGTCGAATAATGTTAAGATGACGACGGCTCAGACGTCGGCGGCCAACTTGAAGAAGTCTGCTGACTTCACATCAAACGCCAAAAGCCTTAAGGACATTGAGGCGGCGTCTAACCAGGTGAAACTGTCTGGCGTAAAGGGTGCTGTGGATGACACGAGCACCCGGTTTGGTAGAATGGCGGACACGGCCAAGCGTGCGCTTGAAAACGTGAAGAATACGCTTACCCCAGGTAAGAGAGTTCCCGATGTACCTCAGCTACGCAGTTCTGGAGGACAGTTCGCGGCTATTGAACAGGAGTCCCATAAGGTAAAACTGCGGGGTATTCACAACGGTATTGAAGGGGCCAAGCAGGGTTTCACTGTACTCAAAGGCGCGGCTTCTGTGGCGTTTGGTTCTATTGCTGCTTCCGCCACTGCCGCCGGAGCAAAAGCCGCGAGAGGAATGCTGGGCCCCCTTAAGGGCGGTTTCGGCGAGTACGAGGACAACATTAACTCGGTTCAGACGATTATGTCCAACACGGAGGGCCAAAAGGGCTCTGGTCTCAAGAATGTCAACAAAGCCCTTGACGAGTTGAACTCGTACGCCGACCAGACGAAGTACTCATTTAAAGAAATGACCAAGAATGTCGGTACCTTCACAGCAGCTGGTGTGAATATTGGCGATGCGCTCCCGTCAATTAAGGGTGTTGCCAACTTGGCCGCAATCTCGGGATCAAGCTCAGAGCAGGCGTCCACTGCAATGTATCAGCTTTCCCAGGCACTTTCGTCTGGCAAGGTCGGTCTTCAGGACTGGAACTCGGTGGTTAACGCCGGTATGGGTGGTAAAGTCTTCCAGAAGGCGATCGTCAAGCAGGCCCTTGCTATGGGCTCGCTCAAAGGCAAGGTTGAAGGTCTTGACGACCCGATGAAGAAGCTCACCATTGACGGAAAGTCGTTCCGTGAGTCGATCATGGCCAAGCCTGGTCAGACTTCTTGGCTTTCCGGAGATGTTCTGTCAGGAACGCTCAAGGGCTTCTCTGGTGAGATGAAAGAAGCCGATCTCATCGCGCAGGGCTATACCAAGACTCAAGCGCAGCAGGTTATGAAACAGGCTGCAATGGGACTGGAAGCAGCAACATCGGTTAAGACATTCTCTAGTCTTGTGGACACCACAAAGGAAGCGGTAGGCTCAGGCTGGGCGACGACGTTCAAGCTCCTTCTTGGTGACTTTAGTCAGGCCAAGAAGCTTTTTACAGGAGTCAGCAAGGTTATTAGTGGCGCTGTTGGTGGTATGGCTGATAGTCGAAACAATCTACTCAAGGGCTGGGCCAAACTCGGCGGACGTGCCGATATGTTTGATGGTCTTAAACAGAGTTTCCACGCACTTAAATTTGCGTGGCGAGCGGTTACCGCCGGATTCCGAGAGATCTTTCCAAAGTCAACCGCGAAAGATTTAGCTGACACAAGCGAGCGGTTCAAGAACTTTGCAAGCGCGCTGAGGTTTTCAATTCAGAACCGTATGCCAATCATTCAGAAACTGGTTGCGGGTTTCTTTGCAGCGTTCTCTATCGGTTTCCAAATTATCAAACGTATTATTGGAATCTTTCTTGATTTGGGTGGTGCTGCGGGTAGTGCTGCGGGGGGCGGGATTAAAGACTTTGCTCTAGCAATTAGCGCCTTTCTTGTTTCACTGGACAAGGCGCTCAAGCGGGGGGATGGTTTCCGTAAGATTATCTCAACACTCCCGGCGGTTCTCAAAGCACCGCTGACCCTAATTGCTGATCTTGCTGCAGCAATTAAGAACTTCTTCTCTGGTGCCACGGGCTCTGGGAAGGACATCGGTGGCGAGTTTGACATCATCCAAAAGAAGATGAGACCGGTCAAGTCGCTGCTAGAAAAGATTGGGAACGTGTGGCAGGCCTTTAAGGATAAGGTTACCCAGGCTACCACAGCTATTCAACCGGGTATTAGCAAGATAAAAACAGCATTCTCACAGTTTGGAGAAGGACTTGTCAATTCATTTAACAACATAGATTATGGCTCGGTTCTCTCCGGCATCCAAGCGGGCCTTCTTACCGGTATTGCGGTTATGCTCAAAAAGTTCTTCTCTGGTGGTCTCTCCGGCGTAATCGGTGGCAAGGGTACGTTCGGCGAGATTGGCAAAGTCTTTGGGTCATTGACCGGGTATCTTAAAGCAATGCAGATGCAGGTTCATGCCAACATTCTGATCAAGATCGCGATTGCGTTGGCTATTCTTACCCTGTCAATCCTTGCGCTTTCTACAATCAAGGCCGAGGATCTTGATCGATCCATGTCAGCCTTGACGCTTGCATTCGTTCAGCTCGCGGCTGCAATGTCGGTTATGACCAAGATTGCTGCTGGGGCGGGCGCTGCGAAAATGCCCTTATTGGCAGCTGGTCTGATTCTTGTTGCTATCGCTATGCGCATTCTCGTGTCATCAGTTAAGGCGCTTTCGCAGCTAAATTACGAAGAGCTTAAGAAGGGTTTGGGCGCTGTCGCTGTTCTGTTTGGTATTATGGCGGCTGCTGCGATTCCGCTTGGTCTCGCCGGGGGGAAGATTGTACTTGCTGGTGCGGGTATGCTTCTTATCGCCATTGCTATGCGGGTGTTGACTAAAGCAATCGTAACGCTGAGTAAGTTGAGCTGGGAGGAACTTGGTAAAGGCCTAGCCACAATTGGGGTCGCTTTGGCAATCGTGCTTGTTGCGGTTACTCTCATTCCCGTCAGGCTTCCGCTGGTTGCGGTTGGTCTTATTGCGTTCTCGATAGCAATGGTTATCCTTGCTAGGGCGATTATGAAATTTGGAGGTATGAAGTGGGGTGAGATTGCTCGCGGTTTGACCGCTATGGCTGGCGCGATTGGTATCATGACGATTGCTGTACTGGCGCTACCCAAATCGTTGATTGTTCAGGCCGCAGGCATGGTAGTCATGGCGTTTGCGGTTAGAAGCTTGGCCAAATCGATTGTAATCTTGTCGAAGTTGTCACCCGAACAGGTATTGACGAGTCTCTATGGTTTGGGTGGAGCATTGGCTGTTCTAGCTGCTGGACTCTACGCTATGACCGGTAGTTTAAAGGGTGCGGCAGCATTGCTTGTCGCTGCTACCGGACTCAAAGCATTAGTTCCGGTTATTCTTACCCTGGGCCTTATGCCTTTGGGTCAGCTTATCCAGGGACTTGCCGCAATTGTAATCGGGTTGGGCGCTCTGGTCGCCGTTACGTTACTTTTGGCCCCGGCTATTCCTGTGCTGTATGCACTGGGTATTGCTGTTCTTGCTATTGGTACTGGTGTTGGTATAGCTTTTAAGGGTATTGCACAGTTGGTTACTGCTTTTACCGCGCTTATGGACGCGTTGGCCAAGCGGGGGAAGAAGGGTACATCTGAGCTCAAGGCAGGCTTTGCGGCTTTCTTTGGCTTCCTAAAGCAACTTGTTGTGGAAATTCCCAAAGCCATCGGTCATTTCATTATTGGACTTGGTGAGGCAGCTGTTGGTATTGCGACCGCGATTCCGAAGTTTGTCCAGGGAATTACGGCCCTTCTTCATGCCCTTCTAAACATTATTATCACAGTAGCTCCGAAGTTGGGGGTTGCGTTTCTGGCTGTGCTGTTGACGTTTCTTAATGTTTTGGAGACAGGCATCCCGCGAATAATTGAGGTTGGTATTCGTCTGATCCTAGCGCTTCTCCAGGGTCTTAATAGTAACATTCTAGCTATTACGACAATGGCGAGTAACATAATTATCCAACTTCTTACCGCGCTGTCAGTGAAGCTTCCGGCAATAGTTCAGGCTGGTGCAAACTTAATTATTAGGTTCCTTGACGGTCTGGCGAGGGAGTTCCCGCGAATTGCGGCGTCGGCGTCGAATCTGGTTGTTAGATTCTCGGCATCGGTTGTGGCAAACGCGCCCCGAGTCATTGCGGCTGGTGCGACTATTATTACCACGTTCATCAACTCGGTGGCTAGAGCGATTCCGAGGTTGATTACTGCTGGTGTCAATCTGGTGATTTCGTTCCTCAGGGGGATTGGGAGGAACGCAGAGCGAGTGGCCACGGCCGCTGCCAATCTGATGGGCGACTTTATTAGCGCCGCGGCTAGGGCAGTTCTTCGCTTCACCGATAGGCTGGGTAGAATCATTCTCAACTTCCTTATCGGAATTGAGGCTGCTATTAGGAAGTACCAAGTTCCCATTACTCGTGCCGGCGGTCGAATCGCTAAGGCGATTATTGAGGGTATGATTCAGGGAATTACCGACTTGGGTGGTGCTCTTCGAAAGGCCATTCAGCTGGTTATGTCGAAACTTCCAGGATGGGCCAAGGATGTTCTTGGCATTAAGTCACCTTCGACGGTGTTTGCTGACCTCGGTAGGTTCGTTACCCTGGGTCTCGCGCAAGGTATTGATGAGTCTGGTCGCACCGTTCGCACCGCCGCTGAGAATCTTGGCGATACTGCGGTGACGTCCCTGCAACGAAGCGTGCGGGGTATATCGGATGCTCTGTCGACTAACGTCGACATGGATCCGACAATCACGCCTGTTCTGGACCTCTCACAGGTGCAGAGCGAGGCCAGAAAGCTAGGGGGGCTAACGAACGTCACCCCCATCACCGCA